CCGCTGGGTGCGATGTTCTTGTACCAATCCTGGAACGCCTTCGCGCCCACGAACTGTTCACCTAGCGTCTTCCCACGACCAGCAGGAGCAGGCACGAACAGCCCACTGGGCGTCTGTTCCATCTCCAGTCCCTCGCCCATCGCAGCGATCTCTTTGACGAGATCGGCGTCCGATTCCTTTTCCTGGATCTGGGACTTCACCTTGCCGGCTTCCTCGATCAAGTTCGCGACCTTCTGCCGCTCATCGGCCGTGAATTCGCGCTCTTCGCCTTCGGCCAGTTCAGCGATGGCCTTCGCGTCCAGGAGCAGCTTCTGCAGCTTCTCCTTCAGTTTCTTTAGGTTCACGTTATTCCTCCATCGTAGGGGCGGTTCCTGCCGTCATAGGTAGGCACCCGCCCACGTTGTAGGGGCGCGGTCACCGCGCCCGCTTAATCCGATTCCAATAACTCGATTGCCACACGAGCAGCCAGCGTGCTTGATTTAGCGGTCCTTGGCGTACCGTCTCCGGCCTTGCCGTGCCCCTCGCCACCGCTAGGTGGCGCATCGTCACCCTCGCCCTCGTCCTCGCGCTCGGCGCATTTCGCGCCCAGCGAGATCAACATATCGTGTAACTCCTGCAGCGCCTCGTCTTTGCCATCACCTGCCAGCACATCCTTCAGCGCCTTGATGTCCGTGGTCCTCGTATCGATCCCCGCACCCAACATCACCGGCGAAACCTCGTGTACAGTCAACTTCTTGAGGAATGTAACATCTTGTTCCTCAAACTTTCCAATATCGGCTTCGATTATGTCATACCCATAACTGTACTCCTGCAAGTCCCCAAGATTCTTGACAGTCCGGTATGTTTCGCGCCCAACGTCAGTATCCAAAAAGAATTGCCCGTCAATCCACGCCTTTTCATCGTCGGCATGAATTACGCCTTTCCCCACTGGTAAATCCTGCCAGCGATGACCCCAATATGCGACGCGAACTTTTTGACCATCTTCAAACGCGCCAGGTAGCGTGACATCTCCGTCAAGGTCAATCACGTTGAATGTAGAGAAAACCGCCTGGAACTCTCCGGTGTCACCATCGGACTTGAAACGAATTGGGCCTGCAGATACCTTGTGCTTCATCTCTTAATCCCCCTATATCAAAATCATTTGGTGAGTAACGAGCCTGTCATGCTTGCTGTAATTACAGAATTGGTGCGCAACCCTGACGTTACGAGTTGAGTGCTCCCCACCTTTGCTAAGTGGTACAGCATGATCAAACTGCAGATCATCAGCGTCGATGTGTTTTCCACAGATCCAACATACTAAACCATCTCTTGCCAACACGGCGTCAAAATCAACTTTCCCGAATATCGCAGCACCCTTCTTACGCGCTCTTCTCAGCGCATTGTTTTTACGCCAAACGTCAGGTCGTTCACGGCGGTATCTACGCTTATTTGCTAGCATTCGTTCCCGATTGTCAGCAGCCCATTTCCGAGCGCGTGCTCTGTTTCTTTCGGCATGTCTTATATGCTCCTGCCGTCGCCGCTCCCGTGTAGCCTCTGGATCACGAGCACGATATTCAGCTACTCGTGCTTTAATCTCCTCAGTATGCCGTACATAATGCTCGTGAGCTGCCAATTTTTGACATGCTTTACAATATCTAGCGTGTCCATCTGCCATCCGTTTGTTTTTGTGGAATTCTTCCAATGGCTTGTCATTTCCACAACGAGAACATCGTTTCATGTTCACCGTCCGAACGTCACACTACATTGACAATTCGCGTTGTTATCAGCCCCACCGGCAGGATCACCCGGCCAGCGCATGCCATTGCTGAACAGCTCCCCGATCCCGACCGTTTCCCCGTTCATCGCCAGATGTTCATCTCGCGGATTCGAGCTGTTCACCTGCCAGGTCTTCGTCTTCAACCCGCCTTGTTGGGCGGCCTCGTTTGATCCAAATACACTCGCGCTCGTGACCGCACTGACCGCAATCTCAATCGCCCGTGCTGCGATCGCCACCTCAAACACGTGCCGCACCGCGTCCCTGGGCTCCTCTTCGATCAGCGCCCTACCGATCTGGTCCCGGGTAAACCCGTTGATATACTCCGCCTGGATCCTGGAATGCTCCTCAAGCCACCCCAGCATCCGGTCACTGTCCAGTTCAAACGCCAGTTGTTCTGCGATGTAGTTTCCCCACACCGTAGCCGTCGCGTTGTTCAGCTTCAGCAAATCCGCCTGCAGCTCGTTGTTCCACCGCGCCTGGTCCCATAGCTCTTCAAGTAGGACGACTGTCTTTGTCCCGCTAATCCCTTGACCCTTAGGCACCTTGCCCAAAACGGCGTCCATCTGCCGCCTGAACGTCCGGGACATCACCCGCGCCCACTGCTCCTCGTGTCGTTTCCGCAGCTCCGGCAGTGTCGGATCCACCCGCGCTTCCTTCACGCCCCGCAATTTACGTTGTCCGATCGCAACCGCCGGCAGCAATCCACCTTGCGCCTTTCCATCCTCGTCACTCTCACCGGCTGATGCGTCGCCACTGCTAGGAGGCGCGTCGTCACCACCATCAGGAGCAGAATCCCGCGGTGATGCCTGGCCACCGACTAACACATTCAGCGGCGTGACCAGCTCGGCAGCGTCCCCACCCATGCTCGGCAGATTCATCCGCGCCCGCGCTTCGTCGGCCACCATCCACGGACGTCCCACCGCACTCTGGAATCCCTGAGCCTGTTCCTCAAACGATCCCTGGAGCTTCTCCTGGATATTGAACTCGACGTACACACCGTCGCTGTCCTCGAAATCCGTCAGCAGCTGCAATGCAATATCCTCTTCGATCATCGTCAGCCAGGGACCCAGGCAGTCCTGGTACAGATTCTTGTGCTGTTCCTTGATGTTCGCGAAAGTGGCATGATCCAGGATCCCCACCATCGGCAGCGGAATATGGTACGCCCGCGCGCATTCTTCCCGCGTCAATTTCCGCCCGCCCAGGTACTCGCTCTCCTGAGCGTTGAAGGACGTCTCCTGCCACTCCATATCCTCTTCCAGGATCGCTGTATTGCCGCTGTTGGGACCCCCGGAATACAGCGCATCGTATTCCGCCTTGAACCGCTCCCGGGCCTGTGCGCTCCACTCAGGAGCAGATGCCGGGCGCTTGATAATCCCGCTCATTCGCGCTGAATTCGCCCAGAAGTGTTCCCGGTAGTCACCCATTGAGAACTCCTCGGCCAACACCCGCCGCAATGTCTCAAGTGGGGATAGCCCCGTGATCGGATTCTCTGGGTTATAGCCGCGGAAGTGCACCACCGCCTCAGGCTGATACGTGAACCGCTTCCCACCCAGGTTGACCACGTATGCCGTGGGAGTCAATAAGCCCTTCAACGTCATCACGTCCGGAGGCACCCGCAGCAGTGCCCGCCGGCCGTCGGACTGTTTCATCTTTAGCCAGTATGCGTTGAAATAGATCCCCATATCACTGACCAGCCCCTCGATCAGCCGGTAGCGCGTTACCTTCATCGCTTCCGGCAGAGGGCGTTTCAACAGTTCAGCCAATGGGTGATCAGTCAGTCGTACCCGGTCCGTGTCACTCACGCGGCGGAACGTGTGCAGCCCCAGCTGGGCGATATTCCTGGCCAGGAAGTCCACGCACGTCCGCACGTTCGGCTGCGTCCGGTACAGTTCCGCGTACGCATACGCGCGGTTGTTGTACATCCGGATCGAGCTGTAGCTCAGCGACGACGTATACCCCGAATCCAGCGCGGCCAGCGTGCCCAGCGTCTGCACAATCATCCGTTCACCACCTGTAGGAAATCCACGTTGTCCGCGGGGATCACTACCTCACCATCGATCGTCATCGGCTCCTTATCCCGCCGCAGCATCCGCGCATTTCTCAGCACCAGATACCCGAGCCGCTTCCGCCACAGCACGCCGCTGAACGTGTTCCCCGTCTTCGTATTCACAAGCACCACATCTAGCACTGGGTATCGTTTGAATAGCCTCATCAGACCTCTTTGAGATATTCTTTGCTTGCCTGGAGGTAGACTGGTGGCTGTGTTCCACCGCTCAACACTGCGAGCCACACTCTGCCATGTAGCAACGCTGATAGTCGCTCTCTCAATGACATCTTCCAACACGAGACACACTGTGCACCATCCGACCAGGTTGGTAGTGAACTAACACTGTCAACGTTCTCCGAATACTCTGTCTCCACCGGTGGTGTCAACGTTTGATTTACATATCTAAATAGAACTGGTTTCATCATCATCCCCTCTCACACCGTTAACAGCCCATGGTCCTCATACACCGACCTCCGCACTTCTCCGACGCCAGCCGTAATTCCATCACACCGCGCATCCCAACTGAGGATTGCAGCCATAGCCCCGTCGATCTTGTGCGGGCTGTCGTGCCGTTCCTTGTAGATCGTCCACAATGG